ACAGTTTAAAGATTTTAGATCAACTACTTCAGATACACCACAAGCAACACAAGGAACAAGTAATGATATAGGTGATGTTCAACCAGCAACATCTGCTAATGCTTTATTTTCAGACGCATATCTTACAATTCTTTCTAATAAAAATAATCCAATCGTAAATGTATTTTTTCATAATGTTTATCCCGTATCTTTAGGTGCATTAGAATATAGTCAAGCTGCAACTGATGTTGAGTTTATTACCGTTACAGCTGACTTTGCTTATCAAATTTATGAAATTGAAACTATATAAATACGAAAGAGCAGATACGATAAACTTTAACAGTTTTCAAAATCTAGTCTTAGGACAATATAATAAAGAGAGAGTTATATCAACTTCTGCTCACCTTGATAAAGAAAGTATATTATGACATTAGAAGAGTTACAGAAAGAAGCAAGGGAAGACCTTGTAATTCTAGACCAAGAACGACTCGATCAAGAATCCTATAAAAATCAAAATATAAAACCAAAGTGGTTGGAATACAGAACCAAGTACGACCAGTTACTTATTATGAGTAAAGCGAATCATCAGAAGATGTATCGTGAAAAATGGGAATACTATGGTGGTAAAGCTGATGCAAAAGTGTACGTTGCAAAACCATTTGATCTAAGAGTACTGAAAACTGATCTTCAGATGTATATAAATTCTGATGAGGAAATATTGGCTTTACAGGGTAAAATTAGTTACTATGAGAGCATTATAAAATATATTGATGGCGTTATCAAATCTATAGATAATCGTGGATGGGATATTCGTAACGCTACCGAATGGAAAAAGTTTGAGGCTGGTATGGTATGAAAAAATATATTGGATATTATGAAGGGGTTGTTCCTCATGTATTGTGTAGAGATATAATAAATTATGGTTTTAATTTTAAACCATCTACATATTCAAATCATCAAGGTAAAAAAGAATTAAAAGAGCCAAAAGAAGGTTGGTGGGATGAGCGTGTGAGAATGGAAGAAGTGTGGCTTCTTGAGAATGATAAATTTTATAGCGATTTAAAAGTAGTGTTTAATAGAGTTATACGTGAATATTCAAAGGAACATGAACTTTTCTCTTGTAAACGGCATACTGATTTTAGATTAAATAAATATATAGAAGGTGGTTTTATGTCAAAACATTGTGATAACATTCATCACTCACATGGACAAGAATATGGATTTCCTCAAGTATCTGCATTGTTATTTTTAAATGATGATTATGATGGGGGAGAATTTGTTGTTGCTGATGAAGTTTATAATACTAAAAAGGGATCTGGAATAATTTTTCCTTCTAATTTTATGTTTCCTCATGAAGTGAAACCTATAACAAAAGGAACAAGGTGGAGTGTTTTAACATGGATGATGTAAAAAATAAAGATAAAGAAACACCGAGGCCGGAAATACAGCCGGGCCTTTTAATGTGGGAAAGTGGTTATTATTACATGGCAGAAAATTTCACGGCTGAAACAACGAAACCCATTATTTCATGGATTATTGAAAATAATCTTATGCCGGATACAAGACGACAAAAAGAACTTACGTTTATTATTAATTCTCCCGGCGGTGAGGTACATTCAGCATTTGCACTTATTGACACAATGAAAGGTAGTACTATTCCTATTAAGACAATTGGAATAGGAATGATAGCAAGTTGTGGTATCTTAACTTTCATGGCTGGTAAAAAAGGAAGACGGTTACTAACACCAAACACTTCAATTTTATCCCATCAATATAGTTGGGGATCAGTGGGTAAAGAACATGAACTCTTTGCTAGAGTTCGTGAATTTGAGTTGAGTACAGAACGAATGATAGCACACTATAAAAAGTGTACTGGGTTGACGGAAAAGAAAATCAGAGAGATACTGTTGCCACCAGAAGATGTATGGTTATCAGCTGAAGAAGCAGTGAAATATGGTATTGCTGACAAGGTTGTAGCAACATATTAAGAGATATATATGACAGAATTAACATTATTACTTCTAATTTTTTGTTGTTTTGTAACTTGTGTTGCAGTTGCTTATTGGTTTGATAAACGTATTGTAAAAAATATTAAGGAACTTGAAGAATACCAAATTAAAAAAGGTATCATTAAGAAATATGAATATGATGATATCAAAGAAAAATGAAGTATATTTAATACTCTCTGATCTTTCTCCATCAGAAAATTCAGAACTTTCAGATTTTTTTACTTTTGAGGTTCCTAATGCAAGGTTTATGCCCATGTATCGTAATCGTATGTGGGATGGAAAAATACGATTGTTCTCTCCTGCGACGGGAGAAATTTATGTTGGATTATTGCCATATATTAAAGAGTTTTGCACAAGAAGTAATATAAAATATAAATTAGATAAAGGAGTTGAAGATGATAGGGATGTTGTACGTGAGGTGGTTAGAGGGTTTGTCAAAAGTCTTAAACCGAAATCAAAAGGGAAATCCCTCAAAATTAGAGACTATCAAATTGATGCGGTACACACTGCAATATCCAGAAATCGTTCTCTTCTTGTTAGCCCTACTGCTTCTGGTAAGTCTCTTATAATATATTTTCTTGTTCGGTATTATCAAATGGCTGAACATAAGACTTTAATCCTAGTTCCTACTACATCATTAGTGGAACAAATGTATACTGATTTTCAGGATTATGGTTGGAGTTCAGGAACTTATTGCCAAAAAATATATCAAGGATATGATAAGAAAGTAACTAGGGATGTAGTAATATCTACTTGGCAGTCAGTTTATAAAATGCCTAAAAAATATTTTGAACAGTTTGGTTGTGTAATCGGTGATGAAGCACACCTGTTTAAAGCAAAGTCTCTTACCAGTATTATGACAAAACTTCATCAATGTAAATATAGATTTGGTTTTACAGGAACGCTTGATGACACAGAGACACATAGATTGGTATTGGAGGGATTGTTTGGAAGTGTTGATAATGTTGTTACCACCAAAGAACTTATGGACAAGAAAACACTTGCAAATTTAAAAATTAATTGTATTGTTTTAAAACATCCTCAAATAAAAGAGAAGATGACCTATCCCGAAGAGTTGCAATATATTGTGGGGAATGAAAAGAGAAATAAATTTATATGTGACTTATTAGTAAACATTTCTTTTCTACAGCTAGGAAACACTTTATGTCTTTTTCAGTTAGTAGAGAAGCATGGTAAAATATTATATGATAAAGTAAAGGAGAATGATAATGTGGATGCCAACGTATTTTTCGTATATGGAGCAACAGATGCGAGAGAAAGGGAAAAAATTAGAGAAATTGTGGACAAAGAAAAAAACTCTGTTACCATTGCCAGTTATGGCACTTTCAGCACTGGTATTAATATTCGTAATATTAACAACATCGTGCTCGCAAGTCCAAGTAAGTCCAAGATTCGAGTACTCCAGTCAATCGGGCGTGGACTTCGCCGGAGCTTACGTAAGGATTCCGTTTTAGTATTTGATATTGCAGATGATATATCTTACAAGGAGAGGAGGAACTTTACCTTTACACATTTTACAGAAAGACTAAATATCTATAACGAACAGCAATTCGATTACAATATTAGTAAGGTAAAGCTAAAATGACGCAAGAACAAGAAACAGATAATTATAAAATAATAAAATTATCTAATGGTGAAGATATTATGGGTATTGCAATTGAATGTGAAGATACTTATGAAGTATCAAATCCTCTAAAAATACAAGTTATTTCTAAACTATCTCCAAGAGGAATGATGGAATCTTTAAATTTAAGTAGATGGATTCAACCATTTACTGAAGAAGAATATGTTTATATTAATAAGCATCATATCATAACAATGGCCAATGCATCTATAGGATTATCTAGATACTATGATAAAATTTTAGAAAGATTAGAAAATATGGATGAAGTTGTTGAACAAGAAGAAATACATTTACCCGAAGATATAATGAGAAGATTAGAAGAAGAAGAACCAAATAAAGAAGAGATATATGATGAATTGCTAGAGGAATTAGATTCAAAATCTAAACTTGTTCATTAACGGTTCCACATAACCTATTATACACATATTTTTTCTTTTGTCAAGACCCTTTTGTTACTTGACAATTACTCTCAATTGGTGTAGAATTAGATAATTATAAACCACAAAGGAGTTTCAATGGCAAAACAAAAAAAGCCCCATTACGTAGATAATAAAAAGTTTTTAGAGGCGATGGTTGAATGGAAAGATGAATGTAAGATTACAGAACAAAATGGTGAAATAAATCCTCCAGTAACAAATTATATTGGCGAGTGTTTTTTCAAGATTGCTACCCACCTATCTTATCGTCCAAATTTTATTAATTACACATATAGAGATGAAATGATTTCTGATGGTATTGAAAATTGTTTACAATATGTAAGTAATTTTAATCCAGAGAAATCAAAAAATCCATTTGCATACTTTACTCAAATTATATACTATGCGTTCTTACGAAGAATTGCAAAAGAGAAAAAGCAAACTCATGTTAGAAACAAAATAATTGAGAGTGATAATTATGAAACATATACTACGATGGAAGGAGATGATACAATATATTCTGTACGAGGCTTTGATCCTACTCTAATGCTTCCTGATGAAGATGTGTACAAACCAAAAAAGAAAGAAACTACTCAAACAAAAGGATTAGAAAATTTTATGGAGAAAAATGAGTGAAAATAGCAATTATAACAGATACTCATTTTGGAGCAAGAAACGATAATTTAAATTTTAACGAATACTTTTACAAATTTTATGAAAATATATTTTTTCCTACATTAGAGGAAAGAGGTATAACGACATGCGTTCATATGGGCGATGTTGTTGATAGGCGTAAGTTTATTAGCTTTCGCATTGCAAATGATTTTCGTAAGAGGTTTATTAATCGTTTTCAAGAGTTGGGTGTTGATTTACATATCATTATTGGCAATCATGATACCTATTACAAAAATACCAATAAAGTAAACTCTATGGAAGAGCTTGTGGGTTCTGATAGATTTAAAATCTATACGGCTCCAGAGGTTGTAAAGTTTGATGACACTCCTATATTGTTTATGCCTTGGATTAATTCAAGTGTCTATGAAGTTTCTATGAACCAATTAGAAACTGCAAAGGCGGATATTTTAATGGGTCATTTGCACATTAGTGGTTTTGAAATGTATAGAGGACAAATAGGTGATGGACAATTTGACAGTAAATTGTTTCGTAGATTTGATACTGTATTCAGCGGCCACTTTCATCATAAGTCCGACGATGGCCATATCTTTTATCTAGGCACTCCATATGAAATTTTTTGGAACGATTTCAACGATCCAAAAGGGTTTCATATTTTTGATACAGGAACCAGAGAACTAGAACGTATAGTGAATCCGTATACACTCTTCAAGAAGATTTATTATGACGATACAGATAACGATTATAACGAGCATGATGTAGAACAGTATAAGGATAATTACGTTAAGTTGATTGTAGTCAACAAGAAAGACTTATACCAGTTTGACAGGTTTGTTGATAAACTTTTACTTGCTGATGCTCATGATGTTAAAATAGTAGAGGACTTTTCAGAACTAGATGCAAGTAATGTATCAGATGATATTGTAAAAAATACAGAAGATACGATGACGTTACTTGAGAAATATATTGATGACTTGGATATTACTTTGAGCAAGAAGAGACTCAAGAATACAATGAAGTCATTATATAATGAAGCACAGGATTTAGAACTTTGATAATTTTTAAGTATGTGAGATGGAAGAATCTCCTTTCCACAGGAAATCAATTTACTGAAATACAATTAGATCGAAATTCAACAACACTCATCATAGGAGAAAATGGGTCTGGTAAGTCTACCATTCTTGATGCATTATGTTTCGGATTGTTTGGTAAACCTTTTCGTGGTTGTAATAAGCCCCAATTATTAAACTCTGTCAATATGAGTGGATGTCTTGTAGAAGTAGACTTCAAGATTGGCACAAAAAGTTTTAAGGTGATTCGTGGTATTAAGCCCAATGTCTTTGAGATATACATTAGCGGTAAGATGTATAATCAGGATGCAAACTCTAGAGACTATCAGAAGTATTTGGAACAACAAATTCTAAAATTGAACTATCGCAGTTTTACCCAAGTTGTGATTCTTGGTTCATCAGCATTCATTCCATTTATGCAATTGAAAGCTCGACAACGTAGAGATGTTGTTGAGGATATTTTGGATATACAGATTTTTTCTATCATGAATATATTAATTAGACAAAAATTAAAAGATATTGTAGATCATATAAGAGATATAAATTATAACCTAGACTTGACAACCGAAAAGATTACTTTACAGGAAAATTATATAGAGGATATCAAGAAGAATAAAGATAATATTCTCCAAGAAAAGATAGAACTAATCTCTGGTAATGAAGAAGAGGTTTACAAAAGAACAGAAGAGATTAATAAACTTCAAGAATTAAGTGAAACAAGTATGGAGAGTATTGGTGATGAGAACACAGTAGTTGATAAGATCAATAAGCTCAAGGGTATCAATGAGAGACTCAAGGAAAAGCGTTCTTCTACCAACAAGTACATTGAGTTCTTTGAGAATAATGATGATTGTCCTACCTGTGAGCAACATATTGATGAGACATTCAAAACCAATATGATTGTTGATAAGCAAGGAGAATATGAAAAGTATAGTACGGGTATTGATGAATTAGTGGTGGAACTTGATAAGACTCAGGAAAGACATGATGCAATTCAAGGTATTATCAAACAGATACGAGAGAATGATGCTCATGTAGGCAGTCTTAGTTTTTCTATTACAGAAATGGAAAAGTTTAATGCAACACTACAATCAGAGATTGAAGAATTACAATCTGGTGATGTGAGTAAATCTGATTTTAAAAAGTTAGAAAAGTTGAAAAGGTCATTAAAATCGTTTGAGAAACAAAAAGAAGGCCTACGTGTGGAACAGACATATTCAGAGGCTGCAAGAAACATGTTGATGGATACTGGTATCAAAACCAAGATCATCAAGCAATACTTGCCGATTATGAATAAACTGATCAACACCTATTTAACTGCGATGGAGTTCTATGTAAACTTTACACTGAACGAGAATTTTGAGGAAACAATTAAGTCAAGGTATCGTGATGAATTTACATATGACTCTTTTAGCGAAGGTGAGAAGATGCGTATTGACCTTGCACTACTCTTTACTTGGAGAGCTGTTGCAAAGATGAAGAACAGCACAAATACTAATCTATTAATACTTGATGAAATATTTGACAGTTCTTTAGACAGCAGCGGTACAGATGAGTTCTTGAAGATTTTGAATACTCTTGACGGTGAGAATGTGTTTGTCATCAGTCATAAACAGGATGTACTTGTAGATAAGTTTACGAGTACAATCTAATTTGAGAAGGTAAAAAACTTTAGTCATGTTGCCGAATAAAAAATATGGAGTGATTTATGCAGACCCGCCATGGTATTTCCGAAACTATTCTAGAAAAGGTGAGGGACGTAACGCTACTCAGCACTATGGGTGTATGTCTCTTTCTGATATATGTTTTATCCCCATTTCTGATATTTCTGACACTAATTGTGT